CCCTATTGAGCATGTAACTGTTGATGGTATCAGAACTGCCACATGGCCCGATAGATTTCCCATACATGATATTGACAAGATCAAGAGCGACTTTGAACGCATGGGATTGTTGTTGGAATTTGGCCGGGAATATATGTGTGAGGCCCGTAGCGGTGAGACACGCCAATTTACGGATGATATTATAAAAGTAGTCCCCCGCGTTAGAAGATGGGAGGCTGTCTATGCGATGTTTGATCCGGCAAGGACAGTTAAGGATACCTCAGACCATACAGGCATGGCTGTCTGGTCATGGATCGGGCCACAATTAAAGATATGGGAGGCATCCGGGAACTTCTGGAGACCCGATGAGATAGTGGCCAATATATTCGATGTCAATGAACGCTATAATCCTGTAGTCATCGGCATTGAGGAAACTGGTCTGAATGAATTTATCATGCAGCCGATACGGCAGGAAATGAGCAAGCGGGGCGAACTTTTGCCTATCAGGCCCATGAACGCCCCGAGAGGAAAGCTTGATTTCATCCGTGGTCTGCAACCGTTCTTTATGTCCGGGGAAGCCACATTGGCGCAGGATTGCCCTGACTTAAAGCAGCAACTTCTTAATTTCCCTATAGGGCGCATAGATGTCCCTAATGCCTTGGCTTATGCGTTAAAGATGCGCCCCGGCTTGCCTGTTTATGAAGATTTTAATGAAGAGCATATAAGAGCCGACCATATACAATCAAAAGAACGTGTCTCTATGGCGGTCAATTACGAGGCCGGCGTTATGGCAGCCGTATTATTCCAGAAAGGGCGCACCGGGATAATAGTGTTGTCTGATGTTGTCATAGAAGGCGACCCGCAACAAAGAGCAAAGGATTTATTGGAGCACGGCTACTCCATAGCAGGCGGTGCACATAAATTAGATATATATGTGCACCCGGTTCACTGGAATAAATATTCCACGTCCGGGCTTGTGGGGGGCCTACGTAAAGAAGGATGTGAACCGAGAAAATCTGGGGATATTATGAAAGGGCGCGGATATATTGTCGACTCTCTCAGGCAAAGACGCAACGGGAGGCCTGTGTTCCATGTCTGTGAAGAGGCCAGATATGTACTCAATGGCATGATTGGCGGGTACGCGTTTGAATATCCTAAAGCTGGCAAGGGCTTGTCTGACAGAGCAAAAGAGGGTATGTATAGAACATTACTTGAAGGGCTTGAGTGCTCAATGGCCGTTTACCAAGGGGTTGTGTCTAATACAGATAGTGAGTTAAACTATAGCGTTGATAAGAAAGGGCGGCGGTACTTGTCAACGCTGTCAAACTAGGGATATTATAACCTATGGAAGATTTAACAAAAGACATCTCGGGCCAAAAAGCGATCCGCGATCAATGTATGTCTGTTTATGGCAAAGTCAAACAAGGTTTTAGAGATCAGGCTGGGCGCATAAATGAAAATATGGATTATTGGGATATCTATAATTGTAAGCTTAATCATAATCAGGCTTATGAGGGGTCTCTTTCCCGGATTTACGTTCCGATAGTGCATGATGCTATTGAAGCTCGTGTAACACGGTTTTCCAATCAGATATTCCCCACAAATGGCCGCTTTGTTGAAGTCGTGTCCCCGAACGGCGATTTTCCGTACGCTCATACAGCATTATTGGAAAATTATGTAGCAAAATCCAGATTGCGGACAGAAGTTATGCCTGCCCTGATAAGGAACGGTGATATCGAGGGGCAATATACAGTTTATTGTTCCTGGAAGGAAAGTGATCGCCATGTCAGATACCGGGAAAAAGAAAAAGCCTCTGTCGATGACTTCAATATCAGCATCGAAGAACTTGATGATATAGACACGATAACCGAGGAAGAGATCGAAGAAGGTTCACCGCATGTCGAGGTAATATCGGATGCTGATTTGCTTATCAGCCCTGTAACTGCCGACTCAGTTGATGGGGCGCTAGAGATTGGTGGCTCTGTCACTATTCTTATGCGCATGACCAAAGGAAAAATAGATCAGATGGTCGAAGATGGCATATTCGATAAAAAGAAAGCAAAAGAGCTATCACAGGGATTTGATACCGGCGATCAGAAAAATACAGGTCAGCAGCAAGCCGGGGCGGCGGGGATACAATTAGAGAACGGAAGCAAAGTAGCGCGTATTTATCAAACATGGACAAAACTCAAAGTAAACAATGAGGATCGCCTGTGTGTTATCTATTTTGGCGGCGATGATCTCATCTTATCTGCCCGGCTAAATCCTTATTGGTGTGACAGGTGTCCGATCATATCTGTGCCGGTGCGTAAATTATCAGGTGTGTGCAAGGGCGTTTCTATGGTTAAACCATGTGCTGAATTGCAATATGCCGCAAATGATGCCGCCAATCTAGGAATGTCATCCGGTATTTATTCTTTGCAACCCATTATTATGACCGATCCTGAGAAAAATCCGCGCATCGGCTCAATGCTTATGAATATTGGGGCAATCTGGCAAACGAACCCCAATGATACGCAAGTCGTAGAGTTTCCGCAGATATATCAAAAAGGCTTTGAGATGGTGGACTGGTGCAAGTCCGAGATATTTCAAGCCCTCGGTGTTAATCCTGCCATGATAACCCAAGGTGCTGCCTATCGCCGCCCCACGCAGGCAGAGGTCGCCAATGAACAGATGGTTGATATTGTTACTACCGCTGATTCGGTCACTATTATAGAAGAGGGTATCCTCACTCCTATTATAGAGCGATTTTATGATTATGACCGCCAGTTCCGCAAAGCTTCTACAACTGTGAGGGCATTTGGCGCAATGGGGCTTAGGGCTTCAATGGAAGTTATCGAACCGATCCAGGAAAATAACCGCTATACTTTCCGCTGGTTTGGGGTAGAGCAGGCCAGAACTGCCCAGCGCATACAGCAACAAATATCTGCTATAAATGTCATCCGTGGCATCCCACCACAATTATTGCCCGGACGCAGATTGGATATGGTGCCATTTGTCGAAGCGCTGGCCGAGAACTCATTTGGCTCTAGGCTGGCACCTCTTATTTTCACGGATGAAAGGGCCAAGCTTGCCGTGTCACCGACTATAGAGAACGAAATGATGAAGCAGGGATTTGATGTTCCTGTTAATGAAATGGATGATGATGTCTTGCATTTGCAAGAGCATCTCGCAGATTTGGAATATGACCAGACCGGCTTCTTGAAATTACACATAGCTAAACATCAACAACAGTTGATGCAGAAGCAACAAGAGGTTAGTATGGGCGTAGCGCAGGCGAACCCCCCTAGCGCACCTGCTGGTGGAGCAGCTATGCCTCTTACAGGTAGCTCCCCGGCAGGGCCGTCTAATGTTAAGCAACCGGCAGGGGCGATCCACCCGGATCAAATGGGGGCAGTGGACGCAAGTGCAATGCCTCGCAATTATTAACTTAACCAAAAGGGGTAACCAAAATGAGCGATGACCGAGCAGAAGTCGAAGCAGCACCAGAGCCGGAAGCACAGGAAGTCGAAGTTGATACTTCTGAGTCGGAGGCGCAATCTTACGAAGGTGACGCAGAAGAGAATACATCTGTGGCCGCCGCGCCGCAAGATGATATCAAATCAGAGCTAGCTGAACTGCGCCGTAGAGCGGAAGCGGCAGAGGCCAGGGCAACTGTGGCGCAAGATATGTTTACAAATAATAACAGCGCCCAGCAAAGAGCACGGCAGGAAGAGGAAGAGCGTGAGCGTATCTACAATATGACGCCGGAAGAAAGGCTTTTGTATGCAGCGGATCAGCAAGAACGCCGCCTGCAACAGATCACACAGCAAGCAGAGCAACGTATAGCCGATGCTAATGATAGGGCTGAATATGCTATTTTGGCTGCCAGCAATCCTATGGCTAAAAAATATCAGCCCGAAGTCGAGCGCCGCTTGGCAGAGGCAAAATCTCATGGCTACAATTATAGTAGAGAAGTGATGCTCACTTATATTGCTGGTGAGAAAGCTTTGGCTGCCGTTAAGGGCGGCGGAGACAATAAACAGAGGCAAGCTGCGGAAGAAAATAAACAAAGATCAAGCTCTAATGCGACATCTGGTGTAGGAGATCAGAAAGTAAATGGCCGCATAGCCGCAGATGATAAGGCTGCCCGTGATGAACGCCTGAGAAATCCGGGGGCTTATTATTGATAAATTTTCTCTATTGGCTTTATTGAAAAATAATATTATACTGATGGGGAATTACTAATTGGGCTTTATAACTAAGGAGAGAAAAAGTGGCAATCAATCAGGCTTTCGTCTTTATACAAACA